TTACTCTTTAAAGATCACTGATTTAAATTGTTTTAGCTTCGGGTGCACCATGGGCACAGTCAGCATCGTACTGCCTATCGCCATCAGTAACAGCGCGGTAAATGTTTCATTGGTGATGATGTGTTTATCCAGCAGGATGTTGGCGAAGATAATCATGATCAGTGCTTTGGTTTGCAGCAGCCACCCAATAATGGAAGCTTCTCCTTTTTCCCACCGGAGTATTTTTCCCGCAAGGTGAATACCGGCTAATTTACCGCCAACCGATGCCAGCAATAACAAGGCTGCCGCAATGAAGACCGCTGTTCCGCCAAGATCCCAATTGGTGCGTAGACCCGTACTCAGGAAAAATACTGGCATGATGGTCAGTAACACATGCTCACGCAGCAGATCCATCTTACTTTGATCAAACCAGTGTGCATCCATGACCGCACCGGAAAGAAATGCGCCGACCATGAAATGCAAACCTGCCCAATCCGCGGCAAAACTACAAGCGGCGAGCCAGATCAGGCTGACATACCAGCGATCACGTTCAGATAGCTTCACCATCAATTTGCGGAAGCCGATCGTGGCCAAGGCAAACAGCAATAGAAATCCCAGTTGGCGGCCGACGCGCGTCCAGTCCATGAGAATAATCGCAAGGACAGCCCAGATAGCAATATCGTCCAGACTTGCGTAACGCAAGATGCGCTGACCGATCGCTTGCCGCAAAATCGTTAACTTTTCCATGAGCAGAATCAGTATCGGCAGCGCTGTCACAGCGCAAGCCATTCCTATACCCAGAACAAATTGCCATGAATGTGCATTTGCGCCTTGCCAACCGTCAAACTTGAGTAAGCAGATGGCTGCAATGCTGCCAAATAAGAGTGGCATACCGAGTGCCAGACTGCCGGCAACGAAGCTTTCCCGTCTGTGTTCCCAGACTTTCTTCAGATCGAGTTCGATACCGGCGATCATGACAAAAATCATCACAGCCCACCACGCAATGCCGTTCAGCGACTGAATGATTTGTGCGTTAAAAACGAATTGATAATAGTCGGGAAAAATCCGGCCAAGAACACCCGGCCCCATCAGTATGCCGGCGATGATTTGTATGACGACCAGCGGCGCATAATAATCTGTTTTACCAAGACGCCAGATTAAATATGGAAGGCTGAAAATGAGCAATATCGCGATTAAAAAAATCTCTGTCATGCTCATAGGTATATTCATTTTTATCCTGAAATTGAACGGTGTCGGAGATTTGACGTAGCGTATTTTAATCGTGAAAAAATATTAATAAATTGTACTGGAAAAAAAACAAAAAAGCCGCAGTCTCATACAGAGAAGTGCGACTTTCTATATTCCTTTGGCCTACTAAAACAATTTGCTGCAGGACTTGGCCGAGTCACCATTCTAGTTGGAAAATGCGCTAAAACGCTTAACGTGCGCGGCTGGAACTCATATTTTCACTGTCTCTAGCGGGACCGTTACCATCAATCAAAAAATAAAAAACCACCCGATGAAGCTGGGTGGTTTTACATATTCTGGTGGAGTCGGCGGGAATCGAACCCGCGATATAGTCAATGTTTATGCAGTTCTTGAGGCTATGGTTGGCGTAATGTTGTCATTCCCGAATAAACTCTCCGCTTTACTTCCTGCGCCAGTGTCTGCATCTGGCATCCATTTTCCATAGACGCGGGCGATCATTGTCCAGTCTGCGTGTCCCATTTGTTTTGCTACCCACATCGGATGCTCACCGGCACTCAGCATCATTGATGCGTAAGTATGGCGGGTTTGATAGGGGTTCCTGTAGCGCACCTTCGCTTTTTTCAATAGCGGCTCAAACATGCGTTTGCGGATTGGCTGATCGCCCGTCCATCGCTCGCCAGTGGCTGGATTCTGAAATACTTCTTGGCCAGCGAGATACGTATGCTGTTTCTGCGCAATGATGGCTTCAAGTGCAGGCGCGAGCAGCTTCACTTCTCTCAGCCCGCTGATTGTCTTTGTCGTCTCGGCTTCATCTGATTTTTGCGTCAGCGCCTTATCTACGATAATCACGCTGCGAACAAAATCAACATCCTCCCAATTCAGTGCAACATATTCAGAAGTGCGCAGGCCAGTCCAGAGCGCGAACTGGAGCAGGTTCTTTGCTTGTCCCGTTGCCGCATCTAAAATCAGTTTTTGCTCTTCTTTTGAGAATGGGTCGATCTTGGGTTTTTTCTTCGGCGCGTCTTGTTTGCTGTAAGTCCACCCGGCCATTGGGTTTGCCTCGATCAGTTCGTCCTCGGCAGCATCATCCAGCGCTTTACGTAGTGGGCTCTGAATGTTGGCCAGCGTCTTGTTGGTGCATGTCTGCTGCGACAGTATTTCGCGGATGTGTGACCGTTTTATCTCCGCCAGTCGAAGTTGCCCGAACCACGGGATCAGTTTGTTATCAACAATCTTTCTGTAGCCATCGTATGCACTGGCTTTGAGTTCTGGCTTGCGCCTGTCAAGCCATTGCTCAAGGTAGTCACCGAGTAATTGAACTTCGCCTTTGTATTCAGCGAATTTAGTGGCATTGGTAGAGGTGGGGAAGGTTGCTGCGTAGTCGAATGAGTTTGTTGCGATAGCATGCAGAATGGCAGCGCGATGCTGCTCTGCGCGTTTTAAATTAGCGGGGGTGGGCTTGAGCGGGAGCCTTTCGCGGCAACGGACGCCGCGATAGGTGAAGGTGATTTCGATGCTGCTTTGCGATGCACTTTTAACACCGCGCCCGTCTCTACCCATTTTTCATATCCTTGTACATCAATTAAATTACGCCCATCTGGTGCTTTCAACCAGACCTCGTTTTCTGGCCAGATGCCGTCGCGGATTTTCGTGCGAATAGCATCCTCGGTATAACCCGAATATTCAGAAAATTTAGAGATGGTCAAATAGCGTAACATTTTTTTATCAGAATCAGAAATTCGGGTAGGACGGTGTTTTGTTTTTCTTGTGATTTCTAGTCACTCGGCATCGGTACTAATCTTGCGAAATAGCATGGTCAGTAGCGTGCTGATATACGCGATGACAGCGGCGCATGAAATGATTGTTTCGATGATCATGGCTCATCGCTTTCCAATGCTGCTTCAATCTTTGACAGAATATGAAGATCATCTTCTGTCACCCAAATACTTTCGATTAAACGCTGGTGGACTTGCAGCTTCGCTGCTGCACTCATGAGTAAATTGCGAAGTTCAGCATTCTGTTTTTTATATGCTTCTACGTCCGGAGGCAGTGCATAAACTGCAAAAGAAGTTCCATTGTCCCCGTCCAACCAGCAGACTGGTTGCTGCTTCACATTAGACAGCGGTAGAGTACGAATATGATCGCGCAGCTCAAAAATTCCCATGCAGCGCACATCATCAAAATCTATCGTGCTGATGCCATTCATTTTTGCCAAGTGATCAAGTGCAAAAGCTAGACCCGGAAACTCAGCAAGCCATCGTCGATATTCCTGCAGATCAGTTTTCAGGTGGTGTAACTGGCGCAATTCTTGTCCTGCAATCATCCACTTCACTTTCTCTTTAAGGCAGCTCATACCACGCCTCCCTTCAGCTGTTCTCTGGCTTTCTTTACGTCGTCTAAAGCTAGTGGAACATCATTTCGTATCATCGTGAAAAGTTCACGTAAGTCTTTTTCGAAAGGCTTCATGTAAGCCGTTCCTAGCTTTACGTAAAATGCCCTTAGAAATGCATCTGGGCCATATCCAGCCAATGCATCTAACGCCCGTAAGTGACCTTCAGTTAGTTCGACAGTTGCGGTGATTCGGACTTCTGCTTTGATTGAGATTTTATTCATGCCGCACCGCCTTCGATCGCCGTGCGTAGACTGACCATTGCTTCGGAATAGGGGGCTGAAATTGTTCCCCCTTCCATCGTGAGACCAGCAGCTTTTAGTAATTTCTTTGCTGACTCCATCGCATCAAGTGCTTTTTTCCCGGCATCCAGAAGCCGCGCATTTTCTGTTTGAAGACCATTGTTTTGGGCTATTAATGACCTTATTGGCCGCTGGTCAATCGTGGGAGAAATTTCATTCATAAGCCGCATAATTTGCTGCCTAGCCTGTGCGCGCAGCGGTTCGTCTAGCGGGAAGCTCACCAGATTCCATGTCTCACCAAGTACATTCCATAAGCGATCATTGAACGACACGCCTTTCGCTAAAGGAATGTCAGGCATCAACAATGCACGGGTATTCCAGCGTTTTGAAACAGATTCAAAATCAGAGTCAATTAATCCAGCGCCGCAGGTGCATTCGATGACACATGACCCCGGATGGTCTGGCATTTTGAACCCATTGATCTGGAAAGAATGACTATGGGCTTCTATGTGATTAATCGTCGGTTGTTCGCCACAAAATGGGCATGGTTTCAATGTATGTTCGCTCATGCTATCGCCTCTAATTGACGGTGTTTTGATGTTTTCTCGATGTAGCGCTGATTTTTTGCGATGATCTTTGGGTTTGATTGGTAGTAGGCTTTGCACCAGGAGTGCGGCTTGCCGTTACTCATGTAAAAGAACTCACTATCGGCTGGCCAGAATTCGCCGCATCGTGCGCATTTGATTTCATCGCCGATTTCGCTTTGTTGGCGTTCGCGTTTGGTCATATATCCCCCGCGAGTCTCATTGCTGCCGCGTGAATTTTCTTGTTAAACCAGCGGCGAATCACGTAGCTGCGCACAGTCGATACGGCGGCGAAAATCAGCCCGATATAGATGTTCTGCGAGAACGTGAATTGCGCGCCGAAAGCGGGATACACGACCAGCTGGACGGCAAGGGATAGGAAGTAGCTAATCAGTACATTAGCCATCGATTCGATGAAACTGCTTAAACGTGATTGGCTCATGCTGCACCAGCGCTTTCTTTTTGAGTGGGGAATGGCCAGGGTTGGGATTCGGGAACTGGTGCTGGATTGACTTTCTTTTTCAGCGTCAGCAGCGGGCGCTTGAACGGCGTCGCATCGACCGGGGTTTCAAATTCGGTGCGCAGTTTGTCTGGATCGATATCGATTGCTTTTGCGAGCTTATTCAGCAGTTTCCAGGGCAAATAATCTTCTTGCACGTCATCAATATTCCACTCATTCACCTCGATGTGGTTACCGATAGTGATGTCTAAAATAAATTGCAGTGACGACTCTGCAAATCTATCGAGATACGCAATCGCGTCATCCTCATCGGCAATTGATGTTTCGTAGTATTCCTGCAGCTCAGCATCAGGCATTCGATAATCACCTAAGATTGCACTACCTAATATCGGGATGATATTAATCAGCGGGGAGTCTGCTGACAGTGCCATTTCTGTGCGGACGCGATGATAAAGGTGGTAGCGAAACTTATTTTCTTTATCTGCACGTTCTTTCAATATTTTGTCTTGCTCTTGTTTTCGCAGGTAGGCGTCGCTGGTTTTGGCAGACAGCGTTGCGCCGCCGATGACGACATCTGCTGCTGATGTTGTCGCCTGTTTTTCTGGTGCGTAAACATCGGCATAGTTGGCCGCTGTCTTATCAAATGCCTGCATCAGGTTGTCGCAATATCCGGCTTTTTCCAGCTCTTCCTGAACGTGATCTTTGCTGTAAAACGGAGTGAAATTATTTGAGTCTGACAAGGCGTAGGCGACTGGCTCACCGAGCTGCTCTTGTGAGAGAACAATACCGATCGCCTGTTTCGATTTAGACGTGCTGTGATGACGCGGGAATGCAGTAATCCAAGTCGCATGGGTAATGTATTCGCCGCTGCCGTTGCGTGCAGCTTGCAGTGCTTCTACAAATTCCTCTCCACGGAAAACCGGTATATTTTTACGCTCATACTGGCGCACTTGGTTTTCGACTGACGCGCCGATTTTGTTGGTGAAGCAGTCCGGGTCTGTGCATAGATCGGGGTTGATGTCGGGGAATACCTCTGGCTGGTTGCCGGTGCGTTTCGGGCATTTGCCGCAGGCTGGTGCGTCAGTCAGTGTCGCACTTTTGATGTCGAATATCGCGTCTGTCAGATCGAGCATGTAACGATTACGGATATGCGTTTGTGCTTCGCGCACGGTCAGTGGTTCGTTTTTAAACGATGGCTTGATGATTTCCATGTACGCTTTTACTTGCAGATCCGGCACAGGGATTCTGGCCAGCAGCAGCGCAGTAGATGCGTCGATCTTCCCGTCTAAAAATGGATCATGCAATGACGCAGCCAGAGAGCAGAGTTTCAGGCGTGAATAGATGTAGCTGCGGGATTTTTTCAGCTCTGTGACGAGCTGGTCGGCGCTGTAGCCGTGGCTGAGCATTAGCGCTTGGTAACCCAGTGCTTCTTCCAATTCGTGCGGGTCTTCGCGGTGCAGGTTCTCGAAAATCTGAATCTTCGCGGCCTGCAGATCTGTCAGTACCCGGATCATGGCTGGTATCGTTGTTCTGCCTGCCATTTGCGAACCACGGAAACGACGTTCACCGGCGACGACTTCATAGATCTGCGGCTCTTCTGCGGTCGGCGTGACTGGACGAATCAAAATAGGCTGTGCCACGCCGATTTCTTTGATGCTGGCCGCCAGCTCGGTCATCTTCAACGCATTGAAGTGCTTGCGGTTCGTTTTTGAAATGCGGATCTGATCGAGCGGGATAACTGCGAACGTACCCTGATCGATCACCAGTTCATCGACAACGATGACGGGATCGGCCACGGCGACTGCGGATTTTTTCTTAGCGACCATGATTAATCCTCGTAGGATTGATTACAAAAAAGCGGCGATCATTGTTTTTGGGGTTAAGTGCATTCATGTCGCCAGAGAGAAAAATGAAATTTGGTGCGGGCCTCAATTCGCACAAAGGCATGACGTGCTCATTGTTCGGTACGTTTTCTTCTATCGGTGTACGCACCACAGCGAACAGTTGACCGTTTCCAATGTCTAGTTTTAGGGAAGTAATGCGGCCTATGGATATGCTTTTTGGCGCGTGTGACGGGAGTAGAACGAGATCGTTAATCGTGAGGTCGTAGGTCATTGCGCCACCTCTTTTGATATGCCCGCGAGCGCCTTCAAGTCGGCAATACTGATGCCGCTTTCTTCGTGGGCTGAAATAAGAATGGATGCGCCGACGGGCAGTGCGCCGTGACGTAGTTTGCTGATCACGGGCGGCGCAACTTCTAAACGGCGGGCGAGTGCGGCATCGTTTTTGAGCTGCATTGTGGCGATCAGGCTGTCAAGCATTGCGTTTGCAGGGGCTTGATGCAGCGGTGTTTTCTGATTTGTTTGCATGTGAATCTCCTTAGTCTTCGTTGCGGCTGCGTACAGCCAATGGGTCAAAAATCGCGTCACGCTTTTTCTGCAAACGAGCAGAGTTTTCCAGCGTTTTTTTCAGCGCTGGGTTTTTCAGCATGTCGTCGAGGGATTGGTTTTTGATGCGCAGCTTGGCGTACACCAGCTCAAGATCTGCGCGGGTAACGTCGGCCTTATGCATGGTCGTCACCTTGTGCAGACGTCTGCACTTTTTCTGCGGGTACTTGCAGGCTGTTTGCGGCGATGTAGTCCGGCCCATATAAGCCAGCGAACGGATCACGCGCCGGTGCGCGTTTAGCCGGTTGCTTGACCTTGATGTCGGTCGGCTGATTGCGATGTGCGAGGAAGTTGAACTTAGCCATGCTGCACCTCTTCAACTCCATTGCAGCCATTTTCAATCGCGTTGTTGGCGGCCTTATCAAACATTTCATGAATGATGGTCGCGCCAGATTCATCTTCATTTAGTAGTTCGGAGATGAATTCACGCAGAAACTCCGATTGATCTGTGATCTTGATGTTTGATAGCCCGTAATTTGGGCTATGTATGATTGCGTGAAGTAGTAAGGGCACGCCGATAGATATAGTTAACTTATCGTTGACAACATCAATTTCTAAAAAATTGTTTTCATTTGATTTCATATTGCACCTCTGGCGTGACGGTGACAGACACTGCGCCGAATTGATCGATGGCATCGGCGTGGGCATCAAACGATGAGGCGGCAATCGCGGAATAATGAAACGTGCCGGACTGGGTGCGGACAGTGATAGAAAATGCGCTCATGATTGCACCTCTGTGCTATCTGTTGAGTGATTCGTCACTGCGAATGTCGGGCAGGTTTTAAACCGTATTTTTGTTTGCTTATATCCATGCGTTGTGGAGGTAGCAATCGTGACGTCATTTTTTTTGAGTGCGACGAAGTCGTCGCTGCCATAGTACGAACAGTCTCGATAGACTTCGATGAAACCAAGACTGAGCATGGCATCGAATAGCCAATCATTGAGCTGAGCAGTGGTATTGAGACTGATAAATAAAATCGGGTAGCCGAGTAGATTACTGATCAGGGGATGGCTTTTATCCAGCTCGCCACTTATTGCTAATTCGATTTCGGCAATAAGTGGTTCTGCTTCTAAAATTACTCGTGCTGCAAGTTGAATTTCGCCTGTGCGATCTACAAAAGCCCGGCGATTTTCTTCAATTAGGCGCTGGTGGAATGTCTTCATGCCAGCACCTGTTTTTGCAGTGTCGCGGGTGAGATTTTTGCTGCAGCGGTGTTGCTTGTCGTTTGCATAATCGCTCCATCGGTTGTTGATGAAGCGAACTATAGCGCCGCTATATTTAAAATGCAATAGCAGTGCTATATGAAAAACTATATTTATTCATTGCTGTTTTTTTATAAAGTGTTTTGTGTTATTTTTTTACAACAAAGATATCTATTGAAGAAGGGGAGATTAAATGGCGATGCAGCAGTGTAGGGAATGCAAGGCGATGGTGAGCACGGAGGCAGCAGCGTGCCCTCAATGCGGCGTTAAGCATCCGACTGGGAAAAAGACCAGCAAGGTAACTATTTTTATTGCTGGAATTTTTGCGTTGGCGATCGTTGTTGGGTTGGCAGATAGCAATAAAACAAAATCAAGCCCACAAGCGCCGGAAAAAACGCCTGAGCAAATTGCAAAGGAAAAAGCTGATCAGGAGGCATTTGACCGCGTTGTTATTGCGTTGAAAGTAACAAAATCATCTCTAAAAGATCCATCGTCTGTAGAGTGGGCATCTATCGCTGCAGATGATAAAGCGGACGTAATCTGTATTGAATATCGTGCAAAAAATAGTTTTAATGCAACCGTGCTAAGTACTATTAGTTTTGCGGACGGAAAACCGTCGACTGATAAATCAATGTGGAATAAGCGTTGTGCTGGAAAGCGACTTTTTGATATGAAGAAAGCGCAATATGCGCTTTAGATAGGCTTATTTTTTGATGTGGCAATTAGTTTCATTAATTTAATTGCCGCATCATTTAACGTACCTGCCTCGCGCATGCAGAAATAGAGCTGGTTATCGGCCCATTTATCGATCAGCTGTACGATTTTTGCCGGGTATTTTGTGATGTATTGTTGAGCTTCTGTTTCTAGTGTAATCGCGATACCGATATTCGTTTGTGCGGCAAACCTGGCTTGTAACGTGAAGCTGTCGACACTCACTGGCGCACTGGTCGTTATCTTTAATTCTTCGGCCATCGCTGAAAGTATGGGCGTGATGTGTTCTAAGGTACTTACTTGAATGAGTGGGTACATCAGCGCAGAGCTTGCGGGGACTTCTTTATATCTGCTGAGTGGGTGTGATGTTGACATCAGCAGGCAGACTCTTTCTTTCCGATACGGTAGAAGCCGCAAGCCTTCGACGTGCGGGTCACCGGCGATGATGCCGATATCTGCAATGCCATCAATTACGAACCTGATAATGTCTGAAAAATCTGCGTTTTTCAGCGTTACTTTTGCGTTGGGCAGATCAATGAGTAATTGCTCTACTGCGCGAGGAACATCATTAAGTAGCAGTGATAAATCAGCTGCTAGAAAAATGCTTGGCTCTTTCAGGCGCTGCAGTGTTCGCTCTAGCCCCATTGTATTTTGCTGATATTGCAGGCAGTAGTTCAGCACTTCATGCCCGGCTTGCGTCAGTATCACTCTACCGTCACGGCTGGCCAGCGTCGCCCCGATCTTTTCTTCTATTCTTGTTAGTCGTTGCGACACGGCTGCTGTAGTGACGCCTAAGCGTTGTCCAGTTGCTGTAATGCTGAATTCTCGCGAAAGCGCGATGATCAATTCAATGTCTTTGGGGTCTAGTTGTCGCACATCTGCACAGTTAATAATTCCTGTGCGCAAGTTTTACAGTTTGGGGGTGGTATTGAAATGGAGAAACGGCAAGTGTTAAGCATTCGTTTACCAGCGTTCACGAAAACTTAACAAGAACTAACAAAATTTCCTATATATTTCCAATTCATAAATACTTTGTTACAACAAACTGTAAGGAGATTTCGATGGGGGTAGGCAGTATATGTGAGCGGCGCGCACGGTTAGACCGCGCTTTCAATAGCATGAGTATTGCTGGGCAGGATGTTGTATTGAATTTCGCCTGCGCGATGGAGTTGAGATTTCCAGCTCCGACGGCGCAGATCATCCCATTTACACGGGAAAAACCTTTGAGACGGATTCGGCGGCAATCAGAATAGAGTCTTTTCCCTCTGGAGAGCAGCTTCTGTATATATCGATGATTTTTTTCTCGCGGCGCGTGATTGCTGCGATTAAAAATGACTCGTCATCGTTCGGATCTTCGTCGCCGCATGCCAACCAGTGTAAGGACACTTTTAGTACTCTGGCCAGTGCTTGCGCGTGCTTAAGGTTAACTGACTTATTTCTCCCGCTGAGAATGCGGTTGATAGTCGATGCAGGGACGCCAGACAAGGTGGCGAGTAGTTTTTGGTCGATGATGCCAGAGGCTTTCATCGCAGTATCGAGGCGGCTTGCAATATCCATTCGCGGATTATGCAAGCCGTCTGAATCCTTTCAAAAGCCGTGTGCAAATTTACCATTTTTGGTAAAAGTGGAATTACATCTGTTTGCGCTGTTTTTCCTGCAGCAAAAATGATTCGATAAGCGCATCGAGTGAACTAGCAAATGCGGGGTTGCTGATCTGGGTAATTTTATCAAGCATAGGGGCGGGGAGATTGTCTAGTGCGCGCCGCCGCTCCGCACGTTCTTTTGCCTGGCTATACGCTTCCAATGCATCACTAGCGGCAATCTTAGCTCTGAGTTGCCCTTCATCATCTGCAGACAACATCATTTCAACAACGTCTTTAACGTATCGTGGCAATTCTTGATTTTTCTGAGTGACTGGATACGCTGTGCGTGACTCTTCAACTGTATGTATTTTTTGCGACCCGGCATAGGCTGCAGCATCGGCTATTTCTGCCGCTAGCCGCGGGCTAATTTCGTCGATTGAGATGCCGAAACCTTTGGCATATATCCGCGCTGCATCGAGGCTGATTGGTCGAACGGCGCGAATGTGCTGGTAGATCATCGCTTGACCACCGGGCATATTGTTATCGCGAGCAAATTTAGCCCGGTTGACCCCGTCAAACCGCGCCTTTAGCCGTTCGGCTTCCTCTTCTATCGTCCATATTCCCATAATTTAGCAATGCTATAGAAAATAAACTAGAGCATGGCTTGCTTCTTTTAATGTAGCAGTGCTATAGTTTCGACCATGAAACCACAAACACTTGCCATTATTGAAGCGATAGCCAAATTCGGCAGCCAAGTCGAGTTCGCGGTGTTCCTTAATGTGACGCCGGGTGCTGTCAATCAATGGACGAAGGAAATTCGTCCAGTCCCCGCCCGTTTTTGTCCGCGCATTGAGGCGCGGACTGGTGTTACGCGTGATCGTCTGCGACCAGACGACTGGCGTGAATACTGGCCTGACTATGAGCCGAAAGAAATCCATGAGCCTGCATGAGCTGCTTGCGTCAGCACAGATACCTGCCGCGCCGGTTGGTCTGCCTAGCTTGCATGAGCTGGTCATGATCGAGCGCCGGTTCATCGCTGCAACTGTGCGCGAACGGATCGCACCAGGAGTGATCGTTCGCCGTCGACCGACGGGCTGACGTAGGTTCCGGCCTCGATGTTGTTGAGCGCTTCGCCAATCGGCTCCGCCAGTGTGGGGTCATGTCTGACCAGCGCCTCAATGATGATCGAAAAACTCTGTGCAACGGCAATGCGCTGCGCATCGAGGATGGAGCTGAGGTAGTGGGATTGTTTGAGTAGTTCATTGAGTTGTTGTTGTGCCTGATGGCGTTGTTCTTGGCTGGTCATGGCGTCTGAATGATCGTCGCAATGCGGTCAGTGTAGTGCGCAGCAGAAAGAGTATTAACCACAAGAAGCGGGGGATGTTGTGAATATCAAGCAAGCATATCTAGGAATGATTAAGGCGTTTCCGGGCGGTTGGGACGCGATGGCGGCAGCGCTGGGCTTTTCGCGTGACGGGCTGGAAAACCGTATCTATGAGCGCAAGGGGCAGGATCTGCATGTGCAAACAGCGCTGCAGATGCAGTCGTTTTCCGGCACGACGTTGTTTGCGCAGGCGGTGGCCACGGCAGCAGGCGGCACGTTCTTGAAGTTGCCCGAAGTAGGTGAGGTGTGCAACGAAGATATCGCGACAAAATTTCATGAGCTGTATGCAGAGCTGGGCGAGTTGTCCGTGGAATTTCAGGCGGCGACGAAAGACGGCGAAGTCGACAAGCGTGAGCGTGAGCGCCTTAACGCGATTGTCGACCGCATGCATAAAACAATGGATGAATTGCGGACGTTGACGTTTCGCGTGTATTGCCACGAAACAGCGGCATCAGTGCGTGAGCGTAAGGAGCGGACACATGGCTAATCCATCCGTCCCTCGCGCTGGCTCACCGGCGCATATCGCTATTTGTTACGCAGTGCGTATGGGTGGCACTGCGCGGTTTTCTGAGATTGTGCAGCTGTTGAAGCCTGAGCATCAGAGTGTTTTTGCGTTTCGCCAGTATGTGATTCAGGCATTGCTTGATCTGGCGTATGTGACTGTCGGCGATGACTTTCTGAAAGCGACTACGGCGGGTAAAGAATATGCAGGTAAGCATGTTGGCAATTTGCTGCCGCAGTCGCAAAAATATGTGGGACAGATCGTGCCTGCGCGTTCTGTCGTTTCTACTGCAGCACTGGACGTGAACCGGCTGCGCCATACGCGGCCTATTCGACCTGGTGCGGACGATCATCTGCAGATCCCGTCGCTGATGGGGAATACGCGCAAGCTGCCAAGCGGTGAGGTAATCGGCTGATGATTTCTCCAGAAGACATTTGCAGAAATCAGATGATCGATGAGGGATATAACAATCTCCCAGAAGGTCATCCGATATTGAATGGCAAGATCCAGCGGTTTGGTAAGGGAAAGAAGAGCTGGTATATCGCTCGCAAAATTGAGCTGCCATCAGGCAAAGTGATTGTCAGCGGTGCATTCGGTACGTATCACGGCGACGATAACGGCGCGATTAAATTCAAGGGTGAAGCGGAGCGCATGTCTGATGTAGATCGGGCGGCGCTGATTCAACGTCAGAACGAACAGGCGCGTATCGAGCGGGAAAAAGAAGAAGAAAAACACCGCTTGGCTGCAAACCGGGCGCGTCAGCAGTGGGGCGAGGCTGTTGCGCATAATGACGAACGCCCGCATGCCTATCTGGTTAAAAAGCAGGTGTTGTCGTATGGCCTGCGTGTGGCCAGTGATGGCAATCTGCTGATGCCATTATGGTCGGATGGTGGTTGCGGCGCTGAGCTGCGCGGCCTGCAGAAGATCGATAGCAAGGGTAAAAAGCGTTTTAACGATGGCATTAACAAGGTCGGAGCTGCTTATCACCTGGGTGATATTCCTGCAGATGCTGAGCTGATCTATATCGGCGAGGGCTATGCCACGTGCGCGTCAGTGCTGCTTGCAGCACCCGGCTCATTTGTCGTTTGCGCCATTGATGCGGGTAATTTGATGCCTGTTGCTAAGCATATCCGTGCCGCCTATCCGAACGCGCATATTCGCTTTCTCGCGGACGATGATTACCTGTTGTTGTCTCGTTTCATCGAGCGCTTGCGCGAGCAATTCAATCTCTCTCTGCCAGAGCCGGTGATCGATGGAGAGACCAGATCGTATGAGGCTGCGGATGGCGAAAACGTCGATGTGACCGCGTGGTGGCGCAAAGACGCGCAGGGCATTGATTACATTGAATCAGACGTGCGTAAAGGCCGCTTGCAGCGAACAGAGTCATTTAAAAACGCAGGGCTGTATCGATCACATGAGGCTGCTGCTGCGGTCGGGAATGCGTCTGTCATCCACCCGATATTTAGCGCCCGCAATGGTGAAAAGTGGACGGACTTTAATGACCTGCACGTGCTTGAATCCCTTGACGCGGTAGCGTCACAAATCAATGCTGCTACGTCTCCCTCGCCCTCTGACGCAGATCAGGAAGACCCTCTTTACGATACTGCGGTTTCTGTGGTCTTACAGAGCAAGCGTGCCTCGATCTCGCTCGTGCAACGTCATTTGCGTATTGGATATAACCGTGCTGCCCGCCTGATTGAGCAGATGGAGTTGCAGGGGGTTGTCAGTGCTGCGAATAGCAATGGGATACGTGAAATTTTGCATATTGACTCCCCGCGCCCCTCTGATAGTGCAACAACACACCATTCAATTGTCGCCCCCGCGCCCCCATCGGGAGGTAACACATACCTAGCTAGTGCGGCTGGAGCGCCGCAAGGTGGAATTGTGAATAGTGCAGCGCAAGCGCTGCAAGGAAAAAACGAAGGGTTAATCAGCGCGGCTGAAGCGCCGCGTGGCAACGAGATAAATGCTGAACAAAAAAACGAAGCCAGTGATGAAGGTGCGACGTTTTCTGGTGCGCGTTCGCTTGAATGGGTGCTGGAGAATTGTGCGCAGATCTACGGCTCAACAGACGTATGGGATTCACTTAACCGGATACGGTTAAAACGTAGTGAGTTCACGTTGATGGTGACAAAGGCGCGGGCGAAAGAGTGGGATGTGCATGAGAAGCGCAAGGTGATTTCGCTCAATGCTGATGCCAGCGCCGCGCCTGCGGCAAAGGGGGGCGGGGGCGATGGTAAGAAGAAATCGAAGAAAGATTACGGCGATGACTTTTGGGACAAGGTTGATCGTTTGAACAAGAATTTTGCGCTGATTTATGGGCTGGATGAGGTGTGGGATGGTGAACTGCGTCAGCTCTTAAAAATCAATCCTGTGCGCTTGGCGTTCGGTAATGATGCGGTGAAATTCTGGCTGAATAACCCGGACCGGAAGTTGATACCGATGGATCGCGTGGTGTTTGATCCGACGCTGAAAACTGACCCTGAGACCAGCGTCAATCTGTTTAACGGTTTTGGTATGGCTCCGGCTGCAGGGGATTACGGTTTAATTCTTGAACTGTTATTTCATCTCTGTAATGAAGATCAGGACGTGTTTCACTGGATCTGCTGCTGGCTTGCTTATCCGCTCCAAAACCCCGGCGCAAAGATGGCCACGGCCATCATCATGCACGGCGATGAGGGGTCGGGGAAAAACCTGTTTTTTGAGAAATGCATCAAGCATATCTATGGCGAGTACGGCGGCATCATCGGCAATGCTGAGATTGAATCGCAGTTCAATGAGTGGGCATCCAAGAAGCTATTCATGGTGTGTGATGAAGTGGTCACGCGGTCTGAATTGCGCCAGTTGAAGGGGCGATTAAAGCAGATCACGTCGAATGAGACGATCCGGATTAATCCGAAAAACATGACGGGCCGTGATGAAGCAAATCACATCAATTTCGTTTTTCTGTCGAATGAGTTGCAGCCGCTTGCGCTGGATAAAACAGACCGGCGTTACCTGGTGATATGGACGCCGCCAAAGCAGCCTTTGTCGTACTACAAGGAAGTGGCGGCGCAGATGTTTAACGGTGGGAATGAAGCGTTTTATCACTTTCTCTTGAACTATGACGTGGGCGATTTTAACGAGCATACGCAACCGCTGATGACACAGGCAAAGGCTGATCTGATTGACCTCGGTTTGTCGCCTGCAGAGCGATTTTATCGCGAATGGTCGGGCGGATTGTTGCCGCTGCCGTTTGTGTGTTGCTCTGCGATGCAGCTGTATGCGGCGTTTTGCCGATGGTCATACCTGAATGGCGAGCGGTTCCCGGCCACACAAACCATGTTCGGGCGAACGATCACTCGTATTGGCTTTGGTAGCGTCAGTAAAGGGCAGGTGAAGTACGGGCTTGGTGAGTCTGAGGCGAAGCAGTGCACGGTGTATCTGGTTGGTGATCAGCCGGAAGGAACAACGCGAGAGAACTGGGTTGCCGGTGCATCGAATTTATTTGAAAAGGCGCTGCAGAAGTATCGACACGTCTACGAAAGTACAGAGCCGAATGATAGTTAACTATCAACAAGCCGGAAACTATCAACATGCGAAGCGTTAATACTGGTGCGGGTTTGTGGACTGTTTGTATAGTTTGATAGTTCTTACACGTGCATGTGTGCGCGAGAGTTTATTTCTTATGTAGCGCAATTAATTTGTTTTGTTTCATAGACCTCATTTTTAACTATCAAACTATATAAACCATCCACAAAGCTAATACAGATAAGGGTTTTAATAGATTGATAGTTGTATGACAGTTTGACGGTTAAGTAAATAGTAATGAATTGGAGGGTGTGATGGATTTGAGAGCTGTAATGCCGATGACTGCTGCCCGTATTGATCGAATGAGAAAAGAGTTGGGGACTGGTGTGGTGAATGAAATGTTACGTGCAGCAATGGCAGGGCAACCGGGGAAATTCTTTGCGATGGAAAACCACCGGACATTCGGTACGCCTGAAACGACAGCGACATCGGTGATTTGCTGGGATGAATCAGATCGATGCAGCAGACGCGATCCGCAGTGGATGATTGATGCGACGGCATTTGCAAACAGCATAGGGATTGAGATTGAGGTGCGGGATGAGCAGGATCACGAAGAAGCAAGGGAACGGGCGAAATTGTTGCGTAAAATTTTGAGAGAGGCGAAGTATGCGTAATGCAGTTGAATTAAGTTTTGAGCGGCAAATGGAAAATTGGCGTAACACCGTCAGAGTTGGATGTGGCGGCAATGGCGGTAGCTGTTGTGCTGGCTGGGCTGCTAAGTATGTTGCTGCACGAAATAAGCAGGAAGAAATGCTTGCGCTTGAATTGGAAATTATCAAGCCGGGAACAGCGCTTTATTCAACTGATGTCGATGAGTTGAATGGATGGTTGGTTGAGTATGCTGTACGGTCAATTCCTTATTTTGATCAGGTTCAGGTGTTACGATTCCACCACGTTTTTCAGTATCCAAACCACTTCATCAAGAACAAGCTGCGCGTACATAATCCTCGTATTAACGATTCAAGTTTGCGCATTGTGTTGGGTCGCGCAGAATCTAATTTAAAAAACATTCTTGAAAAGTTACAAAGCCCTGCTAAAATTCGGTCTTACAATTTGCACGCACGGTGTGTTCCGCGCCCGATGGCTAAGCCTGTCCCTGTAGGGACGGCTGCGCCTTCGGAAAGTTAATAAAGCCCTGATCGACTTATCGTTGATCGGGGCTTTTCGTTTTTACTCACAGGAGTAGTTATGGAAAATCAACATCGTAAGATCAAGGGTTATCGTGAATTGTCTGCTGAGGAAATTCAGTTGATGAACGATATCAAAGAAAAAGGTGAACAGCTTCGGGCTTTGATTGTGAGGATTGAGGCTTCAATTAAAGATGTACCACCAGTTGAAAATGGCATCTCGTTTGAAGCAGACCACCCCATGTATTGGCTGCGTTACGCTGATGGCTGTTTTAGAAATGGAATCATGTATGCAGTTCGTTCAGTAGCCCAGCCGGGATCATATTAATTCTCTAGCCCGGGCGTGTACGTCGCCCTTGCCCGTAATGTTTAGCCGCATTACGGGCATTTCTTTTTATACTTTGTGCATACGTCTGCATATGTAGGACTTCTATGTCAGCGATATCGGTTCGTGGTGTATCTGAGATGGTGTCAAACTTTAACGAGTTCACTGTAAATCAGGCACCGTTCGCAATGGCGCGAGCACTGACTGCTACTGCAAAGGCAGCATCGGCAGCTGTTACCGATCACATCGCCATGGTGTTTGATCAGCCGACTACATTCACAAAGCGAGCGATGGGATTTTCCCCAGCTGATAAGACGACGCTGAAGGCAAGTGTTTATGTCAAAGATATACAGGCGTCGTATCTCGTTGCTGAGATGGACGGCGGCTTACGTGGGTTTAAAACATTTGAAGAGAAATTCGGCGGGAAAGATGCTGTTGAGTATGCGATGCCAGGGAAGGATGCAAAGCGAAATTCCTTTGGAAATATGACGAAAGCCCAGATCGTCAAACTGGCGAATCAGATTAGTGACGGTAAAAACAGCAAGGTCTTTCGCGGCGTATCACGTAAAAATCCGGCGCTTGACATCATCTATGCGAGAACTGAAGGCAATACAAAGTTGGTTCCGCAGCTCGTATTCACAAAGAAAGCGAACTACAAGCCTATATTCAAATTTGAGCAGACTGTGAGTGATACTGCCGCATCGAAGTTTGTCCAAAATTTCCAGCAATCGTGGGATGCCGCTGTGAAATCAATGAAGCGATAGCCTGTCCCTGTGCGGCTTGGGTCCTCCCCGGACTTTTAGCTCACGTGGGTAATTCGCGCGCGTGGACTGCCTGCTGAATGAATTTTTTTTGGGTGGTCACATTCGGTGGTCGGTGGTCACTAGCAGTGGTCAGTCTTCAAACCATAATTTCGCGAGTTATCTATGTCATCAAAGCAATCGGCGAGCGGCGAAGTCAGCTTGCGGGCGTATGCGCGGCATCGTGGTGTTGCGCTGAGTGCGGTACAAAAAGCAATTACATCCGGGCGCATTAAAAAAACAGCAGGCGGCAAGATAAATATTGTTGCTGCTGATCTTGCATGGGCGGCGAATACCGATCTCGCAAAGCGCCCACCCGATGCTGCCGCGTTTGATCTGCCGGATTTATCAGATCCTGACGATGACATCGATGATAGCGATGCACCGGTTACGTCTGAATATCAAAAACATCGGGCGAACCGCGAAGAAATCCGCGTTAAAAAGGAGCAGCTTGAGCTGGATATGTTGATGGGCAACACCATCGATCTGGCCGATGCTCAGCGAATTATTTTTACAGCGATGCGCACGATTCGTGACGCCATCATGAATGTTCCCGCTCGCAACAAAGATCTGCTGGCAGCAGAAAAAGACCCTGCACGTATTGAAGCGCTACTCGAATCTGAGCTGGCTGCGGCATTGCAGTCCATCGATGTGAAGTCTGCACTGAAGGAACAACCAAACGAAGAGGAAACGGAGGATGGGAGCCACTGACGCATTTTTGCAAACCATCGCCGATGCGATTCGTCCGGATGAGCGAATCGGCATTGCTGAATGGGCGGCTCGCTATCGCATCCTGCCCGAGACAAGTCCGGAACCTGGCCGCTGGCGCAATGAGCGGACTCCATATCTGGTCGGCATTATGGATGCGCTGTCTGGCATTCCAAGTAAAGTCACCCGCTATGCTCATGATGATGACACTGTATTTGAAAACAACTTCGTCAGAATCGTCGCAATGCAAAAGGGTCACCAGCTGGGTGGCTCGGCACTAGGTGAAAATTTTGTCGGTAAAAACATCACATCAGCGGCGGGCAATATGCTCGCCGTTTTTGCAACGATTGATGATGCGGAAAAGTGGGAGTTAGATCGCTTCGAGCCGATGCGTCATTCAACGCCAGAGCTGCGAAAGCGCATTCCGGCATCGGGAAAAAAAGGCAGCAACAACACAAAGCTGCGCAAAAAATTCCCCGGTGGGATGCTCAACTTCGTTGGTGCAACAAAAGCAGGGCGTTTAAAGTCATCCACGATTCGTTATGTTCTGCTTGAAGAAGTCGATGAATATCAACTGAACGTCGACGGACAAGGCAACCCCATTGATCTGGTGCTCAACAGGACAAGCAACTACGGAAAGCGCGCCAAGATATTTGCCAATTCAACCCCCACGGTTGAAGGCAGATCACAGATTCAAAAGCTCTACCTGCGCGGCGATCAGCGCAGATACTTTGTCCATTGCCCTGATTGCGGCCATCCTCAGTTTTTCAAATGGTCAAATCTCCGGTGGACAGCCGGTGCACCTGAAACCGCTGTGTATCACTGCGAAAAACCCGGCTGCGGCGTTGGAAGTCCGGAGCATGAATGGAAGACAGTCGGCTATGACAACGCCTACTGGATGCCGACAGCAAAAGGCGATGGCGAGACAGCCAGCTTTCATTTAAGCGCACTGTACGCGCCGCTAGGCTGGCGTTCATGGGCATCTGCAGCACGCGATTGGGAAGTTGCTCAGAGCGACCCGATCAAGATGATTGAATTCATCAACAACTTTCTTGCAGAGTGCTGGAAAGATCGCAGTAAAGAAGTCAACTGGAAAAAAATAAAAGCGCGGGCAGAGCCTTACAAGCCGCGTGAAATACCCAAAGGCTGCTTGATATTGACAGCTGCTGTTGATACGCAAGGTAACCGGCTTGAAGTTGGCATCGACGGATGGGGAAGGGGGATGACCAACTGGACGATAGATCACATCGTCATTTACGGAGATCCAACAACGCAGGCGCCGTGGGATGAGCTGGACAAAATACTTGAGACCAGCTTCACGAATTCCTTCGGCGTCGATATGCGCATATCCCTTTGCGGTATCGATTCCGGTGGTAACGCAACACAAGAGGTCTATGACTACTGCAGATTACGCCAGCATCGCGGCGTCTTTGCACTGAAGGGCGCGAAAGAACGGCATAAACCCATCATCGGTCGGCCAACGTCACAAGATGTCACCGCAAAAGGCAAGACGATTGTCAACGGTGTACAGCTCTGGCCAATTGGTACTGACACTGCGAAAGATAGGATTTTTGCAGCCATTCTGACTGATGAAGAAGCGCTCCCATCAGATCGTCGTTTGCATTTTCCAGATGGACTCGATGACGAGTATTACGAGCAGCTAGTTTCCGAGGCATATAACCCGTCAAAAGATCGATGGGATCAGCTGCGCCCGCGTAATGAAGTACTTGACTGCAAAGTCTATAACCTGGCCTGCGCATACCATCCGCGCTTGCGTATCAACATGATGCGCGATCACGACTGGATAGAGCTGGAAAACGTTATCGAGCCACGCATTGGCGATCTTTTCTCATCCCCATTGCCGCCGTTGCAGACTGAAGCTGCCCCGAGCACTGAAGAAATTAATGTGCAGACGTCTGCACATGCAGATCCACCCGCAACACAAAGCCCAGCAGTACCTATCCCTTCATCAACGACTGACGATGATGAAGAAACATCGCGCCCGCGATCAGGTGGCTGGATCAATCCACGTAGAAACTGGCTGAGTAGATAATGGAATACACACAAGAAGACTTAAATCAGCTTAATAAAGCGATCAAATCCGGACGGTTCACCGTTGAATACGATGGTCAGAAGGTGACGTATCGTAGTCTCGATGAGCTGATCCGCGCTCGCAACCTCATCAAATCAGAGCTGGCTGAAACATATAGGCGAGGGGCAAGCATTGCCTCATTTGTCAGGGGGTAATCAATGAATCTACTTGACAGAATGATCGGCGAATTAATGCCAGAGCGTGGATTGCGTCGTGCGCGGGCGCGTGCTGCATTCAATGTTGCCAAGCAAATCAGTCAGCGCGGTTTCGATGCGGCTAAGTCAGGGCCACGTACAGGAAACTGGAAAGGCAGTAGCGGCAGCGTGAATGCAGAGTTAGCCGGTGGCATTAATGTGATCCGCAACCGCTCTCGCGACTTGATTGCGAACAACGGCTATATCAAACATGCACTCAAGGTTTTATGTAGCAACATCATTGGAACAGGCATCGTCCCAAAGTATGAAGATGACAAACTGAAAAAGCTCTGGGCAACATGGTCACGGCTTGAATGTGATGCAAACGGATTACTCGGGTTCGGTGGGTTGCAGTCACAGATCGTGCGTGCAATATGGGGTGATGGCGAAGTATTAATCCGGTTTCGTATTCGTCGACCAGAAGATGGCTTAACCGTACCGCTGCAGTTGCAAGTGCTTGAAGCAGACTATCTGGATACGCAAAAGACCGGTGAAACATCAAATGGATTTTGCATTTGTGGTGTGCAGTTTAATTTCTTTGGTCAGCGCCTCGGCTACTGGTTATTTGATAAACACCCCGGAGAAATCGCGGCGCTGCCAAGAAGCCTGACAAGTCGCTTCGTTCCTGCATCAGAAATCCTGCATTTATTTGACCCACTCGGCAGGCCGGGGCAGGTACGGGGCATTTCTGAATTTGCAGTCAGCATCTGGAAGGCGCGTGATCTTGATGATTACCAAGATGCGCACTCCATCAGAAAGAAAATCGAAGCCTGCTTTGCCGCATTCGTCACGACAGATGATGCGCATTTGACTATGGGTCAAACGGCGATTCAACCCAATGCAAAAGGAAGACGGGTAGAAGAATTAAGCCCCGGCTTAATCGAGTATCTCAAGCCTGGCGAAACAGTTAATTTCTCAAACCCGCAGTCCAGTGATGGATATGAAGAAACCGTCCGTGTCGATCTGCGTGCGATTGCTGCTGGTACTGGTATCAGTTACGAGCAGTTGACCGGTGATTATTCGCAAGTCAACTTCACCAGTGGCCGCATGGGGAAAATGGAATTTAAAGCGATGGTCGAACAATTCCAATGGCTGGTTTTTATCCCCATGTTTTGCGATAAGGTTGCTGCAAAGTTTGCGCAGGTGGCTTATCTGAACGGGAATATCTCTAAGCCAGATGTATTGCCAGTCAGTTGGACAGCGCCGCGCATCCCATTGCTTGATCCTCTGCGTGAAGGTCAGGGATACAAGGTTATGCGCGAAATGAACGTCATGAGTCGCCAGCAAATCATTCGCGAGCTGGGCGACGATCCGGACGAAGTAGATGCTGAAATCGAAGCAGACAAATATCCAATGTCAGCAGAGAGCAGCGCAAAGCGTCAGGAGCAAGAAAAGACACGAAAGGATCTGTTGAAAGAACCTTGATTAACTCACTCTGATTTATCTAACCCCACGCCCGCTGATGCGGGCTTTTTTATTTGGAGCTTCTATGCCAAACATCAGTAAGGCTATTACTCGCGAACAAGTTCATGTCAGTCTGCGGGCGGCACCGATTACGACATCCAATGAAACCGACCGCACCATCAATGTGACCTGGACAGCGGGAGCCGGTGTTCGTCGTTATGACTATATGCGAGAACGCTACTACCAGGAGCAATTAAGTCAGGAAGCTAGCGCCGTTCGCATGGAAACCCTGCAGTCCGGGAAAGCGCCGTTTCTCAATACCCACTCCAGCTGGAGTCTGGGCGATGTGATCGGCGTGATCGAGTCAGCATCATCTCCTGCAGATGGCGGCGCAGCAGTCATTCGTTTCTCCAAGCGCGCTGAAGTCGAACCGATCTTTCAGGATGTCAAAGACAAAATTCTAAACAGCGTATCGCTCGGCGCAAAAATCCATCGAATGGAAATGATTGCTCCCGATGTCGAGGGGAATAAAGACTGGATTTATCGCGCTATCGATTGGGAGCCGTATGAAATATCGCTCGTTCCTATCGGCGCTGATCCGGGGGCTGTCGTGCGCAGTGCCGACGGCAAGATCGTAGAACAACCAAAACCACCTATGTTCGAGTGTGAAGTCATCACCATCACTCGCAGCATAACTCCAACGGACAATGCAAGCGCAGCGTCCACAACTACTCAGAAAGGTAATTCCATGCCTCAGTCTATTGAAGAACTTAAACGCGCAGTAATTGAAGCGGAAGCTGCGCTGAAAACTGCCCGCGCTGCACAACAAGGTACGTCTGTGCCAACAGTCGTCACAGAGACAGAACAAACAACGGCGCGTACCAATGCTACGAACGATGCAGCGACAATTGAACGTAATCGTATTAAAGACATCCGCGAGGCTGTTCGCGCCAGTACCTTGCCCGGCAAAGAAGCCCTGATCGATGGTTATACAGACCGAGGTCTGTCAGTTGATGCCGTCCGCGCAGATGTTCTGCGCCGCATGGCCGAGGCCAGCGAAGCAAATGCCGTCCGTGGTCAGGGTGGCCATCGTGTTGAAACCGTCACTGATGAAACCGAAGTGCGGCGCGAAGCGATGATGGTCTCCGTCATGCATCGTATTGCACCATCGGCGGTCAAACTCACAGATGCTGCTCGCGTTTATCGTGGTCTGTCATTGCGCGAACTCTGCCGCGAAGCACTCGAAGCTGGCGGCATTTCCACGCGCGGCATGAGCCAGATGGAATTGGCTTCTGCTGCACTGGGCATGTCTCAGCGTGGATTCCACAACACTACTGATTTGCCACTGATTTTCGGTAATGTAATTTCCCGTACTATGCGTCAGGCTTATGCTGGTGCGCCAAAGACATTCACGTCGTGGGCAACACCTGGCACGTTGTCTGATTTCCGTCCTGTCACGCGTGCTTCGTTTGATGCGGCAGTGCAGTTTGACAAGATCGGTCAGTCCGGCGAATACAAATACGGCAGTCTGCAGGACGGTGGCGAAACGATCCAACTGGCCACATACGGTAAGGCGGTCAACTTCACGCGCCAGATGATCATCAACGATGATCTGTCGGCATTGCAACGACTGCCGCAGTTCTTTGGCCGTGCAGCGGCAGATATGGAATCGGACATTGTCTACAGCATCTTGATGAACAATCCAAAAATGTCAGATGGCGTTGATTTATTCCATGTCGACCGTGGAAACATTGCAGATACTGCAGCAAAAATCAGCGTTGATAGTCTCTCTGCTGGTCGCGCTGCACTGCGTGTGCGTAAATCACCAGGTGGTTCCGTACTCAATCTGGCGCCCAAAATCTTGCTGGTTCCTGCGGCACTTGAAACGCTGGCATTGCAATACACAAGCAATGCGTACACACCGACGAAATCAACAGATCAAAACATTTTCCAGAATGTATTGACGCCAGTAATTGAGCCGCGCCTCGATGCTGCATCGATTAAAGCATGGTGGCTGATAGCAGATAAGTCGCAAATTGATACCGTTGAGTTTGCTTATCTCGACGGTGAAGAAGGCATCTTCACTGAACAAAACACCGATTTTGATCGTGATGGCATTCAAGTCAAAGGCCGTATCGACTTTGCTGCAAAGGCCATTGACTGGCGCGGTATGCATGTGAACATGGGTGCTTAATCACAGTGTTTTAATGCAGTTTCAGATCTGACTCAGTACTTTACTGAGTTTATTTTCTCTCACCAATGACCGGGTAATTCCCGGTCATTTTCATTTGAGGTCTCTATGAAAAACTATGTACAAGACGGCGACAGCCTGTCAGTAGTTGCACCCTATAACGTGGACAGTGGTGCTGGTGTGTTGGTTGGTGCGATATTTGGCATTGCTATCTGCGCGGCAGTTGCTGGAGCATCGCTTGATATCGAACGTGAGGGTGTTTATACCCTCGCTAAAACATCGGCACAGGAATGGACATTCGGTCAGAAAGTCTACTGGGATGATGCGAATAAGCGTTGCGATACCGATAGCACAGTTGGCCCATTGATTGGTGCAGCCGCGTCTGCAGCGTCGAATCCAAGCACACAGGCCGCCGTGGTGCTGAACGGCACTATTCCATTCGGACTTGAAGGTGCACAGGCAGCGATTGCAGATATTGCCGTCGCGAATGCAACTGATGCTGCGACAGCCGCTACCTTAGCCAATGCATGCAAAGCTACATTGAATGCATTGCTGGCAGAGCTGCGCATCATCGGCATCATTAAATCAACTTAATTCCAGGAGAAAGGCGGGCGGGATTTCCCCGCCTGATTATCTATGACTTGGGATAAATCTGAATTTTTTGAAGCGATGGCTGATGAAGGCTTTCTTACCAAAGTTGTTGTTGAGTCAGGGATATCGGCGGGCGAGTTCTTCATGGCAGATTATCGCAAGCCTGCGCAGGTCATTTTTGATGGTACTGCACAGCAGACAGAGCACAGCATTCGCTATCAATTTGCCGATGTAGTTTTGCATCGGAATGATGAAGTCAGTATTGCTGGAAATCGTTTCAAATTGAGCCAGCCTAAACCAACTGGCGATGGAACGACGTACTGCGTCGCGGCACTGGAGCCAGTGAAATGACAACGACATTACGTGAGCGCTATCTCGATCAGATTGTTGATCTGATAAGGGCAATACCTGGGATCACTGCTGTTGTTGATCGATCTGTTTCAGCAGCATTCGAGGTTGACGACAGCGATGTCATCGTCATTCACCGGGGTAAAGAAACGCCAGAGCAAGAAATGCATGGTGCGACTGACAGAACATGCGATGTCATGGTCAGCGTTGTGACGCGCAATAGTATTCCAGAGCGTGTGGCAGATGGCCTGATGTCCATTATCCATCCGGCCATGATGCATTTCTCTGACGACGCCCTGATCGACATAACGGAAGGCATTACCGAACAGCCTAGATATGGTGGCGAAAACGGGAAAGCCTGCATGATTTCCACCCATTACTTCATCTTGTATCGGACTGATCCAGACAGTCTGGTGCAGTAACCAATCTGAAAGGTCTCCATGTCCAATCAAAATCACGGCGCGGGCGGCAGCTATGTCATCGATGCAGATGGCAAGCGGGTGCTTGTCGAGAGAACGAAAGAGCATCATGAAATTGACCAGAGCGAATATGCGGCGAACGTTACCGGTCTGTCAGTTGCGACGGTTTCAGATGTACCGGAAGCAGCGCAGATTACATCGCAAAAGCAAGCGCCGCGTGACGTTGCCAGTCGCGAAAAAAAGTAATCCACCTCAACCAAAACGATAGGAGTCAGCACTATGGCTGAAGCAATCCTCAGAGCAAAGAAAAAAATTCTGCTCTCAAAAATAGAAGCAATTTATGCCGATGATCCCAACCCCAGCGTTGGCGCTAATGCTGTTATGGTAAAAAACATCGACATCACCCCGATGGAGATCGAAGCGCAAGCCCGTGACAACATTAAGCCGTATTTCGGCAATGATGAAGATGTCACTGCTGTTGCCTACGCAAAAGTCTCATTTGAGGTTGAACTCACTGGCAGTGGCACGGCAGGAACAGTACCACCGATTGGTCAATTATTGCGCGGCGCTGGCATGGCGGAGACGGTGCTTGCTGCAGCAGTAACGGGAACGGCAGCATCAGGTTCACTCTCTAAAATTGTTCTCGCTGCAGGGGCATCTGCTACAGATAACGCCTATGCCGGGCTGACGATCAATTTTACTGCCGGGGCAAATGCAGGAAAATCAGCCGTCATTAAATCGTATATCGCAGCAACAAAAGAGGCAACGCTGACTGAAAGCATGCCAGTTGCGATTGATAACACCAGTGTCTATACCATCCCTGCGCAGGTTGTCTATCATCGCATCACTGACTCGCTAGAATCAATTACGCACTATGCCTATTTCGACAAAGTGCTTCACAAAATGATTGGCGCCCGTGGATCGGCATCACTGTCGTTGTCAAACAAAAAGGTTCCAACGGTAAAATTCAGTTATACCTGCATCTATGTTCCGGTCATCGATGCCCCTGCGCCGCCGGCTTCTTTTGCTTCACGTGAGAAGCCGCTGGCCGTCAATAGCATCAATACTAAATCTGTAAAGGTATTGGGTTATGACAAGGCGGTTTTTTCAGAGCTTAGTTTTGACCTGGCTAATGAGGTGACATTCCGTTCGTTACCTGGTGCGCCTGAGCGTGTCGAAATTACCGATAGCAAACCAACAGGTTTGCTGACGCAAGAAGCAACGACAGTCGCAACAAAAGATTGGTGGTCTGCAATTCGCAACGCTGACGTTGGCGCGCTGAGCCTGACGCACGGTGTCGATGTGGGAAACATCATAAAAATTGATTGCCCTCGCGTCCAGCTCGGCAAGCCAACTTACTCCGAGCTGGACGGCATCCAGATGTTGCAGACATCCCTGAAATTGTTGCCGGACGAAGGCAATGATGAGCTGACGATCTGCTTTTTGTAATCTTAGTCGTACCTCCAGTTTTAAAAAAATAAGCCACGATACGTCGTGGCTTTTCTCTTTCTATTTACCAAAAAAAGGAAAAATCATGTTTGTTATTCGCGAAGAAGTCGAGGAAACCATCGAATGGCCTGTGGTAGTTGAAGTGGCCGTCAGTGGGGGTAAATCAAAAAAATACGAATTCACAGGCATCTTCAAGCGCCTGAACGATGAGCAGAAAAAAGCATTATCAGAAATAGATCGTACTGGCGACGATACTGAATGGACTGAATCTTATTTGAATCGCACGATGGAAGTCATGGTCGATTGGAAAGGTGTCGTCGATAAGAATAAAGAGCCTATTCCTTACAACCGGGATAATCTCCGTAAAGCGATCCTGGCAGTCAACGGCATGGCAACAATCACCGGTATCACTCGTGCAATGGGGCAGATTGAAGGCGGTATTAAAGCAAAAAACTAGAAGAGGCTGCGCGAGTCTGGGCGCGTGGCAAGCCTGATGCAGGCGATAGTCAGGACATTCTCGATGAACTGGCTGACTACGGCATGACAGCCGAAGATGCAAAAGAATGGATCGATGACGATGACGACGAGCAGGAGGACTTTCCGGTGCATCCAGACAATGTACTTGCCTTGCGTGTTTTCATCGTCTTAGAAAGCCAGTGGCGGGTCGTCTGCAACATGAGTGGGTTGATCTATCTTGGTATTGATTACTCAGTTTTAAATGAAGTGTGGGAGAGGATGCATGTCAAAGTAAAAGACCGTGACAAAGTCTTTCATCAGTTGCGGATTATGGAGCGTGCAGCTCGGCCTATCCGTAATGGTAAAGAAAAATAAGCCGCAATCATTGTAAGTAAAAGCAGCAAATGAAAAGAGCTATCTCAACGATAGCTCTTTTTTTTATGGGGAAACCAAAATGGGAGCCATAACAAAAATTGCACAGCTGGTTGTCGATATTGAGGGCAATACCGCAAAGCTACGCGAAGACATGCGGGCAGCGACTGGCATTGTTAAAAGCTCAGTCGATGATATTCAGGCGCGTATGAATGCCATGAAATCGGGTATGGATGCTGTTGTCAGCCCGATTAAGAGCATCACGAATATGCTCGGCCCACTTGCTGCCGGTTTCGGAACGATACTCAGCCTGAACGCGTTTGGTAGCATGGTGCGCGGCGCAGCAGATGCCGCTGAAAAAGTGCATGACCTGGCTGCAAAAACTGGCGCATCTGTCGAATCATTATCTGCGCTGGCCAGCGTCGGAAAAATGACAGATACCAGTCTCGATACTATCGCTGGCACGATGAATAAGCTGTCAAAAAACATGGCGACGGCAGATGAGGACGGAAAAGGTGCGGCGGCGGCAATCAAAGCACTGGGCATTGACTTTGATAGTTTTCGCAAAATGTCGCCAGATCAGCAGATGCTGACTGTAGCAAAGGCGATGGACAACTTTGCTGACGGTGGCGGTAAGTCAGCGGCGGCAATGGCACTGATGGGTAAAGAGGGAGCAGCAATGATCCCCTTTATGAAAGATCTGGCCGCAGTCGGTGAACTCAATGCAAAAATGACTGCTGAGCAAGCAGCAATGGCAGACAACTTCAACGACAACATGGTGCGCATCAAAGGCACCAACGAGGCTTGGAAAAAGCAAGTCTCTATGTCTATGTTGCCTGCAATGGATGAGCTTGCTCAGGCATGGTTTGATAGTACAAAAGGCGCAAACGGTCTTAATGCAAAGATCAAAGGATTGGCCGATGATGGCTCGCTGACAGAGTGGGCGCGTGGTGCAGTAACAGCATTCACTTATTTGGTTGATGTCGGGCAGGGTCTTTTAACGCTGATACCAATGATCGGCAAGGCAATCGCCGGTGTTGTTGCTATGAATGTGTCGGCGTATGGTGCGCTCGGCGACGCGTGGTCAAAGCTCAAAAGTGGCGATATGTCTGGCGCATGGGATGCGATGAAGCGCGGTGCATCAGAAGTAAAGAATATCGCCGTCGATGTTGGCTCCGATATTTCAAAATTATGGAATCAAGAGCTGCTTGGTGAAAAAATCCGTAAAGGAATGGCGGATGTCAGGGCTGCGCGAGCAGAAATGACAAAAGAAGAAAAGCCACAAGTTGACTTAACACCACCAAAAGAAAAGGAAGACGATAAGGCGCTGAAAGCGATGGCTGCGGCTTACGATTCATTGATTCGCTCTATTCGTGAAAAAATCAATATTCAAGAGCAAGAGCGAGCATCAGACGTAACCCTGACTGAAGGGCAAAAGTTAGCAGCAAAAGTCATGGTTGATTTGCGCGACGGCGTATTGAAGCTGAAGGACACAGATAAGCAATACCTCGCGACGCTTCTTGAAAAAATGATGGCGGAAGAGCAGTCAACCGCGATTCATAAAGAAATGATTCGCCTGTCTGCTGAGCTGATTAAATCTGGATCTGATCAGATCAAAGTACTCGATACCCAGCTCGAAGCAGAGCGCGCGCATAACGAAGAGATTGGTTTATCTAAGCAGCAGCTAGTCGAATTAGCAGCAAGCAAATTACAGCTGGCTGCGGCGGTAGATGAAGAGCTTGCGAAGAATATGCGCGCAGCAGCTGAATACGCTGGCCCACTGCATGATGCATATCTTCAATATGCGCGAGACCTGGATGAGGCAGCAGAAAAAAAACGCTCTCTCGCATCAGTGAAATTAAGCAATGCCGGTAAGCAAGCCATTGTTGACGAAGCTCAGGCAGCAAGTGAGGAATTCAAACGTACTGCAGATGATATTAATAAATATCTCGGCAAGGCGATCATGAATGGATTCACTGGTACAAAGGGGTTTATTACCGACTTTACCAACGGTCTCAAAGGCTTGTTTTCCAAGCTGATACTCCAGCCGATTTTGCAGCCGTTATCGTCGGGCATTGCCTCCGTCATGGGCTTCGGCGGTGGTCAGGCAAGCGGTTTGGGTGGTGTTGGTAGTATTGCCAGCGGCTTATCCGGCGTCACCTCTGGCTTGAGTAACCTGTATAGCTTGTTCACTGGAGGGGCGCAATCAGCATTCAACTCATTTGCTCTTAGCAATATGGGAATGAATCTCGGCTTGAGCTCGTCACTATCATCTGCGTCGACCATCGGGGTAGGGCAGTTGTCCGGGTTAGGCTCAACAGGTCAGTTAGGCTTAACTGGCATGGGGCAAGTTGGTTCAAGCATTGCAGCTGCCGCGCCGTGGGTTGCTGCCGCGCTGGCTGCGTACTCGATTGGTACGGCAGCATTCGGCCACGGTGAACGTCAGATCACCGGTCAAAATGTCACCGCCAATGTCAGCTCCAGCGGCATCAGCGGTACAAAAAACGTCAGCCATACAAAATCTGGTGGCTGGCTGTCGAGCGATATTAATGGTCAGTGGAATTACGATCTCAATACCGGTAATACGGTCGCTGATGGCGTTACTTATAACGACTGGACTGGTAGCACACAGAAGGCTGGGAAAGCGATTAAAGCCGGTTTTGATTCGCTCTTATCAAGCACGATGGATTTTTCAAAATCGCTAGGCTTAAACGCTGATGCGATTATAGAAAAAACGTATTCACTGAAGTTTGATTTCGGCTCTACTGACGCTGAATTCATGACTAACCTGACCAGTGCGCTGGCTGGTGTTGCCGACACGATGGCGCAAGACTTGCTGCCATCGATTGCAAAGTTAAGGTTGGAGGGGGAATCAGCGGGTGATGCCTTTAAGCGTTTGGGTATTGAAACATCGCTGGTGGATGCCCGCGTTAAAGACCTGGGCTTAACGTTTTCTGGCAGCGGCTTTGATAAAGATACCAGTCAGTTTTTTAAACTCGATACCAGCCAGCTGATCGAGGCAAAAGATCGCCTCGTTCAACTGACTGGCGGCGCACAGGCATTCAGTGATGCGACGGCCTATTTTGCAGCAAACTTCTTGACGAAGGCTGAGCAAATGCAGCCAACGATCGACCAGGTGACAAAAGGCATGGCAGATCTTGGCTATGCAAATATCACGACGGTTGAGCAGTTTAAAAATCTGGTCAGAAGTATTGATGGATCAAGTGAGGCCGGAGCTACGCTGTTGTCAAAACTCATGGCATTAATGCCGGGCTTTAAAACAGTGGCTGATTACACTGATAGTCTCGGCACATCAGCAACAGCATCAGCTGCAGCAATTGCTCAGACAAATAAAGCGCTTCAAGATCAGATCGATGCGATGTTGTTTTCATCGATGACGCTAGAGCAGCAGCACGCAAAACAGCTAGAGGGTCAGGACGAATCAACCCAGTCGATGTACCGCAGATTATGGGCGCTGCAGGCTGAGCAGAAAGCAACAACAGATGCGGCCGCAGCTATCGAGGCTGCTAATCAAAAAATGGCGGCAGTAGCATCAGAGCGCTATGGACTTGAAACGCAATGGCTGCAATTGACTGGCCAGTCTGAAGAGTTGCATAAGCGTGAGATGGATCTGCTTGCCCCGGCTAATCGTGACCTGGCAGAGAAAATCTATCTTGAGCAAAAGCGGCAAGCAGCTGAAGAAAAATCAGCTCAGATTGCACAGCAGGTAGCGCAAGAGCAGCAGCAGGCATCGCAAGCAGCGCAGCAGGCTGCTCAGCAATTGGCGCAGGCATGGCAGTCAGTCACTGACTCGATTCTGTCTGAAGTCAGCCGGTTGCGCGGCGCATCTGTATCTGGCGGTAGTGATGCATATGCAGCTGCACAAGCTAAGTTCACTATCACGAATGCCGCTGCCGCTGCTGGTGATATGGATGCTGCAAAACTGTTACCGCAGCTTTCTCAAACGCTGGATACCCTTGCCAAGCAAAACGCCGGTAGTGCGTTGGAGCTGGCTCGCATTCGGGCGATGACCGCAAATAGCCTTGAGCAAACAGCGCTCAGCTATCAAAAATTCGGCGTTAAAGTCCCCGGCTTTGCTGGTGGTGGCGACTTCGGTGGTGGTTTGCGACTGGTTGGCGAGAATGGGCCAGAGCTTGAAGCGACTGGTGCATCCAGAATCTACAACGCCGAAAAAACGCAGTCGCTACTTGGTGGGAACAATGCTGAGCTTGTTGCTGAAGTACGCGCTTTGCGTAAAGAGCTTGAAGGTCTTCGTATTGAATCAAAAGAGAGTGCGAAAGCAATCGCGACTAGTTCAGATAAGACTGCTCGTATCTTGAGCCGAAACGAAACACCAGATGGTATCAAAGTAAAAAGTGGAGTGACTGCATGAGGACACTTGTACCGATTGTCATTACCAGTGCAATGCTTATCAACAGCAATGTTGCTGAAAATGACCATCCAGAATATATCCCCGGTGGGAATTACATGGTAGGCCAATATGTCATCGTGAAAGGAGATGTACATAAAATCTACCAGTGCCTTGCCGGGGGTACTTATCCATTTACTGACGCAACAAAATGGCTTGATTGTGGGATGGTGAACCGCTGGCTCTGGAGCGATAAATCAGTCGCTTCGCAGACGACGAACCCTATCAGCATCGAAAATGAATATCGTATTCCCAGTCGTTGTAATACCGTCGCATTGCTCAACTTATCAGCGGCTAATGTTCGTGTGCAAATGATCGATGACGCCGATGGTGTTGTCTATGACAAGTCATTTAGCATGGTCTCAACGATGGGTATTAACAATTACTCCGCATATTGCTTTGAACCGATTTCACGTAAATCAGATTTGATCCTGATGGATCTGCCGAATTATGCCAATGCCCGCATTATTGTCACGATCAGCGAACCTGCAGGGGTGGCGAAAGTGGGGGTTATCTTAATTGGACGGATTAAAAAACATGGTGAGTCGCAATACGGCATCAAGTTAGGAATCGATGATTTTTCAATAAAAGAGAATGATGAGATGGGGGCGTTTCGCGTTGTAGAGCGCGATTTCAGAAAGACGAATGAAATTTCTACAGAGATTGATAGTTGGAATGTCGATGCATTCTATAACTATCTGATATCGATCAGAGCAAAGCCGACACTCTTCATCGGATCAACCCTATATACATCAACTTATGCATGGGGATTTTATAGGGACTTTTCAATCGTGATCCCGTCTGCAACAAAATCACTATGCAATATCTCAGTGGAGAGTCTTACATGACATTACTTACCGCAATACCGAATGAAATGCCGGGACGCAATCAGGATGAAGATAAGTTTGTCCGGCTGATGGATCAACTGTTTGTTGCACTGCCGGGTTTTCAAAGTCAGCTGAATAGCATCATCGGTGAGATTAACGCGCTTGTTGTGGACGCAAATGAAAGCAAAACTGCAGCAGAGGGTTTTCTGGCTGCGATTATTGTTTATGCGACAAATGCGGCGAATAGCGCCTCTGCTGCAGCTTTATCAACAAACGTCACCAAATGGGTCACAGGTATCACTTATGTTTCCTCTGATATCGGAAGAGTAGTCTGGTCGCCAACCGACTTTCAGAACTACCGTTTAATGATCGCAGGAACATCAACCATTGACCCGAATCTTGAGGATGGTATCGGCTCACCACGTATGTGGCGAAAAATCAATTATGAAAAGCCGGCGCTTGTTGTTTCTGCAAATACAGCCACATTATCAACAGATAAGATTGCCGCAAATTCGACAAATGGGAGTTTTACGATCACCGCACCGTCTAATCCGGTTGCGGGTGAAACATGGTTTGAAGTATTTGATTACGCTGGGACATTTGCTAAAAACAACGTTACTGTCAATTTTAATGGCGGAAAATTTGAGGGCGTTACCGGTGATACGTTTATTTTAGATATGAATAACTTAGATATTAAATTTCGGTACATTGATACACTGAAAGGTTGGGTAGCACGATGACGCGAGCAAGTACAAAATTTGGCGGAGGAACTCAGGTTGGTGATGGTTCGTTCATACCTGACTCCGGAACGTTAGTGGTGCGACCAGACCAGACAAAGTTTTTACGCTCGGGGACTGTTGGTCTATCAAGTTTGTACCCACAGGCTGCGAAGGTAGAGTCTTTGATGGTACATGGTGAGGGTATTTCAATATTCCCTAATGCTGTGAATGTCCAAGGGTATGCTCACAATGGAACTGGAACAGTTGTGGTTGTCTACAATGACGCTACTTACGTTTTAGTATCAACTGATTACGGCAGAACGTGGTCAAAAATTGCTCACAATTTACCTGGTGCAAACGTTGGCGTTGTATGGCTCAGCGGTCGATTTATTTTAGCTAGCGCAGCAACAACTACTACTAGCAGCGACTCTGTTAAGTGTAGCTACTCAACAACTGGGGCGACATTTACAGCAGGTGGGACAGTTGTACTAGATGGAGTTGCCTACACTGGCAATACATCTATTGCCACGGATGGAACCAGAGCAATTATCTGCATAGGTTCTAGTAGCGGTGCGACTAAGGTTGTATCAACCACCGATGGTGTAACACTTACTTCACGTACAGTTCCATCTGCGCCATATGGGACTGACCCAAAAATTCTTTACAACGCATCAGCTGGAGCTAATGGTTGGCTTATTTGTGCCTCAGGTGGGGTCACTACCGCCGCGCGCTCTACTGTGGCGGACGGGAGTGCTTGGGAAGTAGTTACACTCCCAGCAAACTTTGCAAATACTAGCGGAGCAGCTTCGGGATTGGGCTTATTTGTTATCGGTACGTTGACAAACTTCTACACATCGACAAATGGGGCTACTGGGTCATGGAGTAACATCGGCAATCCACAAATTCCAAGCACTGCAAATACCTCGGGTACTGCTGGCATTGCTGGTAAGTTAAGTATTAATTTTGACGGAACCCGATTTGTTTTAGGTACAGGTCTAAGTTTATCTGGCAGTGGCGGTTCACAGTTTATGTACACCACCGACTTTAGGCAATTCACAACACGCCAAATTATTCCGCAGTCCATCAGTAATCAAACAAATCTATATTTAACAGCTCTTCCTGCTGGTAATGCAATGATGTTTTTACCTGCATCTCCCTCATCAGGAAGTTCAACGAGTTATATATGGTCAGCAAACTGGCTTACATCAAGCGAATATGTTGGGTCTTCTGTTCAATTTTCTATGCCCGCATTAACGTCAATTGGTGCGCAGCGTATCGTTTTTGGTTATGTGAGGGTGGATTAATATGGAGCATTTAGCTGAATACTTAACGTTTTCACCATTGCCAACACAAACACTCCCGTTATCAGTCAATCGCTACCAAGCGCGGCAGGCGCTCGTTTTAGCTGGATTATTTGATCGGGTGCAGCCACTTATTGATGGAATCCAGGACCCAACAGAGCGCATGCTCACGCAGGTCGCATGGAATGATGCGCCAAATTTCAGACGTGACCACCCATTTCTTGTGAAAATCGCCATGGCGTTAAATTTAACGGATACTGATCTTGATGCGTTATTTACGACTGCCGCCAGTTTGTAAATAGCCACACTTAAACATCACCCGCTTCGGCGGGTTTTTTTATGCCTGCCGCGTGATTCACGGCGGGCTTTTTTGTGCCCAAAGGAGAGGCAATGCAAGATGATTTCGGCAATAAAGTTCACCCGCAAACGATCAAAGAGTTGCAGGCGCGTATGGATAGCATCCAGTCGCAGCTCGATGAAAACACTGAATCAACACGTCGCACAGAGAGTAATACATCTGAGCTGATCGATATTTTGAACAGCTTTAAGTCGGCGTTCAAAGTGTTGTCATGGATCGGCAATCTTGCCAAGCCGATCAGCGCGATTGTCGGCCTCGGACTCGGCATCTGGGGTATTGTGCAAGCCGTTAAAACAGGGGTAAATCCAAAATGAGCACAGTTAAAAGAAGCCTGATTGCTATCGTCGGTGCAGCAGCTGCGTCTGGCTTGATGCTGTTTGTGCCCGCGCAGGAAGGCACAGTCTACAAAACTTATAAAGACATTGGCGGCGTTCTGACGTACTGCACCGGTGCGACTGAAGACGCGATGTGGGGTAAGACGTACACCCCGGCAGAATGCAAAGCGCAACTCGATAAAGACTTGGCACGACATGCAGAGGGTGTGATGTCTTGCGTTCATGCGCCGCTGACAGATGGACAGAAAATCGCGTTTGTTGATGTTGCGTATCGCATTGGCGTAGTCGGATTCTGCGATTCGAGCATGGCTATAAGGGTGAACGCTGGCGACCTGGTTGGCTCTTGCAATGCACTGCTGATGTACGACGGCATCAACAAGTTGGTCATTCAAAAAGATGGAACGAAGAAAAAAATTCACATCATCATTCCTGGTATTGCTAACCGCGCCAAACGTGAAAGAGAAATATGTCTGAGGTCTTAAATAATATTGTCCCGTGGTACGTGCGGGCGCTGGTTACTGTCGCCGCAGGCACAGTGATCTATCTGCTCGGTATGATGCATGGTGAGCGCAGTGCCGGGCAAGCCCACATTGATTACATATCAGCGCAAGCTGCGAAGTCAGTCAAAGTCTCGCAGGCGCAAATGAAGGTCGTCATTGAAACGCAAGTGAAGTACGTCGACCGCATTAAAACTATCTATAAACAAGGGGAAACAATTGAAAAGCAAGTGCCGATTTACATCACTGACGCTGATAACGCTGGCTGCACTATTAACACTGGCTTCGTGCGCTCATACAACGCCGCCTGGACAAATCAGCCTGCCGGATCTGTCGCCGAATCTGACAGAGAACCCGCCGGAATTCCGCTTGCTGAAGTCGCGGAAACAACCGCCTTCAACGCAACAGCCTGCATCGCATGGCGAGAACAAGCCCTGATGTTGCGGGAGCTATACACAAAGCTGCAGGCGGCAACGAAGTGATTTAAATGTGCAGACGTCTGCACTATGAAACAGAGCGCCGGGATGCGTTGCGCTAACAACGCTCCCCGGCCTCAATCCACTGCGTTATCAGTGAACCAAGCAAGGCTCTGCCAGCTCGCGAGCGGGCGAAGTCTAGCATAATTAACAATTAAAAGGTTTACTTATGGCTATGCCTATTATTCCGTGGATCGGCGGCAAACGCCGTCTTGCTGATCAGTTGATCCCTAATTTTCCGGCGCACAAATGCTATGTGGAAGTGTTCGCTGGCGGCGCTGCCCTGTATTTTATGCGTCAGCCTGCTGACGTTGAGGTGATTAATGACATTAACGGCGAGCTGGTGAATTTATACCGTGTCGTTAAAAATCATCTGGAAGAGTTTGTGCGTCAATTCAAATATGCACTATCAAGCCGTGATGTATTCAAATGGCTGCAAGACACGCCGCCAGAAACGCTGACGGACATTCAGCGCGCTGCCCGATTTTTCTACTTACAGCAGCACGCATTCGGCGGCAAGGTCGATGGCCAGAGTTGGGGAACGGCCACCACTGCGCCGCCAGTCAATCTGCTACGGATAGAAGAAAACCTGTCTGCTGCTCATTTGCGGTTAGCCGGTGCGTTCATCGAGAATCTGGATTGGCACAAGCTGATGCTGAAATATGATCGCCCGCATACGTTCTTTTACCTTGACCCGCCGTACTGGGAAACAGAAGGCTATGGCGTCGATTTTGGCATTGAGCAGTATGAGCGTATGGCCGCGCTGCTGAAAAACATCAGCGGCAAGGCGATCATTAGCCTGAACGACCACCCAGACATCCGGCGAATATTCGCAGACTTTGAGATCGATACAGTGCCGATTAAATACACTGTCGGCGGCGGTGCAAAGAGTGTCGATAGAAACGAAGTTATTATTTATTCGTGGGACAGGTCACGTGAGCCTGTGGGCTTGTTCTAAGAAATAAAGCCCGGATATGCCGGGCTTTATTAATGATGCTTTATAGTCTTTAGAAGCTCAGTACAGACTTTTGTAATAGTTGATACCGCTGATGAATCATTGGATTTTTCATCTTTATCCTTAGTCGAATCTTTATGAGTAAAAACCCCGATAATAATAAATACCGAAAGTAGTGTCGGTATCGATCCTGTCATTCCTACAAGGATAACCCCAGTGATCGGGAATTCTTTATGGAATGCCTCTAGAGATAAAAATAAGCAGATTACAGTAATGAAAAAAATACAATAAAGAATAATAATAGCAACACACAGAATTCCAAAAAATGTATTTTGGAATTCTAGGCGTTGCTCAAGAGTATCGTTAGCAATTCTTTCTTTTCTTGACTCTGGGGCATTAAAAAATTTTACTTCTTCTTCTATGCTTGGGGTTTCTTCATTTACAAAAGGTTGGTTTTGTTTTTGAAGTGACGCTTGATTAATTCGTTGTCGATTGCGAAATTTTTTGGGGAAATAGACCATGGTGTTCCTGGCTCATGAGTCATGGATGAAAGTTGAGAGGCTGAGTACTTGTTGTATTTTGCCCAAACCTTTTTAAGGATATCCCAAAACTCAGGTCTATGTTCCTTGCTTATGAAATAAGCGCCAGGTTTTTCTTCCCCAGTTTTTCTCTCGAAAATATACTCATCTATTGGTCGTGGACCATAGTGCTTTAACTCAGAATAAAGGCTGGGGACAACAGGGCCATAAGGCCATGCCTCAAAATTATCATCGATAAGTGGCTCGCCTGTTTCTGCTAAATAGTGCCCATGAAGAAAATAGAGGATTTTTTGCAACTTCAAATGCGTAAGATCATTTGTCTTTTCGCTATTTCCAATTGCTAAAATACTATTTGTGACTGGTATGACTCGCAT